TATCTTGTTCAAATTCTTGAAAAGATTCTTCCCATCCCAAATCTGTTTTGAAATCGGTTTCAGTATTTAATATAATATTTTGATCTAAATCGTTTCTTAATATTTTCATTAACATTTAGTTGGGTCTTTTATATAAAAGCTGGCAATTCCATCTTTCTTATTAGTGTATACTTGTTCGTTTCTTAAATAGAAATTAATATCTTTATGAATATAGTGTATATCATTTAAATATGGATAATCGGTTCCATATCCGTCTGTATCAATATATCCATCATCATATAAATCTCTCCATCTCCATAATTTTTCGTTGGGAAAATATCGGGCATTTTCGGGCAAGTTATCAATTTTATTGGTATTAAATGTCTCAGTATAAGGAGATAATTCTCTCATTTTATATCTATAATGAGGTTGATAATATAATCCCACTTGATTATCTATTGATACTCCAGAATATGTACTACTCATCGTTTGCCCATGATTGAAAACATCCACATTGGCTATCATTTTATGAAATGCTTCAGAAATTATCCTTTCTTTCATTTCTTTAGGATGATATTCAACAAATGCTCCATATAATATATCTCCTTCGGACATTGTTCTCCCTGATGTAAAAGTAATTCCACTTATAACAAATGTATCTCCTAATAATCCTGTTTCATTTGATGTTGTTCCGCTAAAATAATCATCAACCCATAAATCATGAAAATGGAACGAATACCCAACCTTTGGCGGATAGTCAAAAAATCCATTACCGTTTCTGAAAACCATGGTTACGTATAAGTCTGTTGGAGTATATCCTAAATTATTGGTTATTCCTGTTAATATAAATGGTTCTTTAAAATCAAATAAGACAGCTTCCATTCTATTCCTCTCAGCGACATAATCGTCAACCCCGGCGCTATTTTCAAATAATAGTTTTTTCTCATCTTGCCATATCGGTGATTCAAATCCAACTTTATCTAAAATGTAATCATCTGTTGATGTTAAAATTTTGTGTTGATGAACATAATATTGTGATGTGGAATTATCAATATCATTAATGTCTGTACACCTCTTGCCATTAACTAATGAATTTAATGTCCCTCCTGATAATTGAGAAGCTGATATATTAATAACATGATATTCTGAATCGTAAATTTCATTTCCAATAGAATTAACATAATATGGGACTGAATTTATTATTACATATTCGCCCTGACTAATTCCATGATGTACTGGGCTGGTAAGCATATATTCAGTTGTCCCCGTTTGAACTCTAAATGGTATTCCATCGCCACTAACAAAATTTAATAAATTATCACCTTCTGTTTTTGTCTCACCCGTTAATGTGTATTTCATTGGAAATGTGGTATTACCAGTATATACATAACTCAAATAAAGATTCCAATTAAAATACGGAGCATTAAGTGCAGTAATGAGTTGATGTGTTGTATGTCCTGATGTGATAAGAGTAAATCCGCTAAATGCATCCATAGAACCTATTGTACTTCCTGTAGTTCCAACTGATATTGGTTCTATGGTTTCGCGATATATGTCATTCCTTAAAAATGCAAATTCATCATATGGCATATATCCACGAAAATCCCCGTTTGTTCCATCGCTTAATATATATAATCTTTCTTTCAGATAATCATAATCGGTCATCCCAAAATATAAATTTCTGAAAATCATTTTCATTTTACCATAAAATTTATATCTTTTAGAATTAGATCTCTCAGTTGCAAATTGTTCCGCTAAATTCAAGACAATATCTCTGTCATCCGTTCTTAATAACGATTGTTGTTCTTCAAATCCAACGCGTATCTGAGTATCTACCGCAGGCGCTCCTTCATATCTTAATGTTGGCAATATGATTTGTTTCTTTTCCATATTCAATTAACAACCCCCATCTTGAAGATATATGTTTACATCGGTTATATTATCCATTGGAACTCCTGTTACTATTACTGTTAAACCACTAACATACGAACAATAATAGTTAGTATCGCTTCCCTGTATCCATACTGAACACCCTCCTGTTGAATTCACAGAAACAGTTATGTCCCACGTTCCACTTCCTTTTGGAGAATGTCCGTATCCTTCACATATCGGTATATTATATGATGATGACGATAAAGTAGCTACTGAACCACCAACTTTAACGCCCGTAATTCTAATATTATGAGTATTATTGTTAAAAACATTTATTAATGGATATGAACCTGGCGTTGACGAACTTGGCGCTGGCGTCCTACTTGGTGTTGGAGATAATCCCGGCGTTACAGTAATTGACGGCGTTGGACTTGGGCTTGGAGGTGGTGTCGGTGTTGGTGTTATTTCAGTTAACGGAATTGGTGTTGGTGTCGTGAACGCGCCTTTAGGTCCAAAATATTTTATTAATAAATCTAACGCCGTTTTTTCTGGCCTTAATCCAAAATAAAATAAAAATGGCGTTGATAAAACCTGACGAATATCAGCATAATTCAACGCTGTTTGTGGTACAAACATTTCCCTATACCCATTATGATATTGAAATACCAACGGATCTGGATCTTGTTCAACCCATGTTTTATTAACCACAACATATATTATGCCCAAAATTGGGTCTTTCGTTGTTCCTGATGTTACTTGTAGCCACAAATCTCCCTCAATATATTGTATTGCTCCATCTTGAGCGGTATCTGGAGCCACATAACTAATTACCTCAAATCTTTCTAGCATATCCTCAGTATTCCCGGTAAAGGCAAAAGTGTCATGTGTAATTGTCATTGGTTTTAACAAATACTCTTCTTCACCATCAGGCATCAGATAATTTGTAATAGTTGATGTTATTCCACTTATTGAGAATAACCTTTGAAATCTCATGGATGCAATTGCGGTTTTATCCCACATTTGTTGATCTGAATAGTTATCATCGTATCTACCAAACCCTTCTGCCCCTTTATTCCATAGGTAAAATGGTACTATTTGAGAATAATCACCTAGTCGATTATTTAAACATGATCTTATAAGTGCCCCGTTATTATCTAATTTTAAATCTATTGTAACCGGCCCATATGAAAAATTAGGCGAGACGCCAATTCTAAAAAACGATCCAAATCGAGGATCTTCCGGATCCATCAATTCTCCGTTATACATATCATAATATGGAGTATCCAAATCAAATGCCTCGATTCCCGCTTCACAATTAATGGACATTAATTGCATAATATCACCGTCTAGAACTTTTATTCTGGTTATATTATCGATAGGTGATACGCCAGTAAAAAAATCATCAACATCAAATTTTGTATTACTGATATCCATTCTATAATTTATAGCATATTCAAGAATATTTGCCACATCCTGATAAGATGTTGGCCCAATATCTCTAACTACCGAACAACTTGGATCAACCATTGGATCATAACATATTTCGGATAAAAATTCATCTCTAACTCCGACGTCATAAAATGTTGTGGGATGTAAAATTTCACTAACTGAATCTGAATAATACTGTCCAGTAAATCCTAATAATAGTTGATATGGCGTGCATCTATAATAAAAATTCTTATCTAATATATTAAAAAATACAAGTTCTCTTGGAAATCTAGATCTTCGTTGATTTAGATCATACACTTCCTCATTGTCCCATCGCAATCTTTTATCAAATTTAAAAAAATATAATATACCGTTCAACCAGTTATCAATAAATGAGTAATTAAGAACTCCGCCACAAAAAAATAATCCGACTCTTTTTCTTCTATACCACTCTTGTATTGCTGTTGTATTAACGCTTTTACCTTTTATTATTGGAATTATTGTAAAAATACCGTCTCTAAATTCTGAATATCCCGATTTTGTTTTTCTATCATAATATGCTTGCCCAATTCTACTAAAATTCTTATAACGAGGCATCCTCAAAGCACTATAAGATTTAGCGATAACTGTTGATAATAAATTAATATGTGGATATGTTTCTGTTAAGGATTCCATGAATCCGGGCGCATCTAAAGGATATATTCCATTAACTGGGTTAATAGGTAAATAGGTACTACCATATGTTCCCCCTGTACTCCATAAATAACTAACCGATATACTCTCATTATATGTTTTATCATATTTATCACATCCTTCCTCTGGAACTAATGACTCTTCTTCTGTCGGCGGTGTTTCTTTTGGTAATCCCCTGTCATATATTCTTAAAACGACATATGTTTCGTCAAGTAAAGTTGAATAATCATCATGAGCAACATCGATACCTGTCAATTCAGAAAATTGTTCCCAACTTCTATCTATTGCTATCGTTGAATTATATGGGGAGAAACTTACATTTTCAAAATCGTCTCCGCCTGCAAATTGTGCCACAAATTCAGTTACATTCGTAACTCCTGAGAATCCTGGTGTAATCCACCCATACCCTTCCGCCACATATCTTGGTACCGATATTCCATCTATTACTGTCGTAACAGAAGACATTCCAATTAAATCTGAATATAATAAAATTGTTGATCCTGAACATATTCCTTCATCATCTCTTGCCGTTTCACCAGGAAATAAATTATTTGCCTCTGTCGTGCCAGTTAAAAAAGTTGGGTCACCTACGGCGCCACGAAAATCAGTTGACGTGTTCTCAACATTGAGCCAAACACCAATATTAAGAGGCTTTATTATGACACCTAATTTAACTTCACCAATTCTACAATACGAATCAGCAAAAGATGTGTCTGATAGTATTGCTTCATCTGAAGTCGTACATTCTTCACAGTCAGGATAAATCGTTAATGGAAGTTGTTGCGTAAATCTATCTTGTATTCTATACGCAAGATCTTCTAATTGTTGTGAAAACCTTCTAAATGGCCTCCAGTTACGAATATGTATATTATAAAAAACTCTAGACGCTCCATAAACAAACTTACCAATTAATTCCGCAAATTTATTTAAAATAATTGCAAAAATATATTGAATAAATAATAATACTTGGCTCACTATTAACATAAATTTTGTTCTATTTCTATACCCAAAATTTGTTGGAAAATAATTCGCTTTAGAAGCACAATCCTCATCTGCTGTTGGTCTTATCTGTTTAATACCCAAAAACGCGTCTCGTCTAGTTCCCTCAAAATGTGATCCTTGAAAAGATGATACCGTATAAACTTTACCATAAATGAATTTATAAAAATAGTCTTCGGGTATGTTATCATTGTTTGTTCCTAACATTAATGCAGTTTTATCTGCTTTTTCCACTGACCCATAATTTGTAGAACTTGTTAATCCGCTAATTGGTGGCGTTATAGTTATATAATCTTCAAACACATCTGAGAATTGATATGTTGCCAACATTCCTTCATTATATTCTATACCATCAGAATATCCGTGTGCTGTTCCATCAGAATTTGGATTAAATTCTCTAATATTTGGTACGAGATATTTTGCTGCTGTTGTTTTACGGCCATCAATGTCTAGACTAAATCTAAATCTAGCAACAACTGATGTTGCAATGCCTTTATTTGGGTCATTTGTTATTTCTAGTTCGCCAAGTTCATTCGTGTAATAATAATCTATATTCATTGGTAGAACGCCCATCATAATACCATCTTGGTCAATTACTTCACTAATATTAAAATACTCTAATTCGGGATATTTGGTTATTCCATCGGATGCAAAAACTTTACGACCAGTATAACGAACGCATTCCACTTTTCCTGTTGCTGTTTGTAGATTACACTTATATCCTGTATTTTTTCTGATTTTTCCGTTTCTTTTAACAGCATCACTATTATCATCGGTTACTGACGATAATAAAATTAAGGATATTGGCTCTATTTTAATTCCCTTATTTATTAAATCAAAATCCGATCTTGTTATTCCTATTTCACATAGTTCTTCGTTACCCCAAAACGGATAAACGTTTATTGTTTGGTCATATGAAACAATCTGCGGCAATCCATCAATATCACTACTCGATTTAAACGCATAATATCTTTCAAACTCATCTAACCCAACGCCTTTTCTAATAAAATCATATGGCCTAAGTGAAAAACATCCGATGTCGGATAAATCAATATCAATATGTAAATTTTGTGTTCCAATTGGGACTCCCCAAATCATATAATCACCAGCACTATTTGTTTTAACGGTATATTTGTAATATGTTTCGAATACCTCAAGAATCTCTTCTCTTGTTAATATATCTTCCTGATCAAAGAATGTTCCTGTTGGTACATGCCCAGAATGTTGTTGTCTTGCCGGCAATAAATTATAACGATATCCATTTTCGTCTTTATCACTTACAGTTGTATATGGATATAATTTTGAAATGATGGGATCATTTACATCAAGATCAGATTGTGGAACAAAAATTGAAACTTTAGCGTTGGGAACACCAAAACCATTATTTGCAGATATGCGGCCAACTACAACACCATATTCTGAACAACTTCCCGATGGAAAAATATCTTTTTGTGAGAATTTTAGGCTAAGAATCTCCATCAAATCCCAGTCCTGGTTGATTTCGACATTAACTTTCTGGTCTTTCCCTATATTAGTGTATATTCTATGCTTTTGTATCATCTTATATATAAATAGAAACTTCTCAGTTTTTCCATAAGATACATAAAAAACAAATTAATATGTAGTAGAAGAGAGATTTTTCGTTCTTATTTTTATATCTAAGGATGGAAATCTAATTTGAAATATTTGATTCGATTTCATATAGATGGTGCTATCAGATTGTAAAATTTCTTTGGTTGCATTGTCTACATATGATTGAGCAACCTGTGATGATGAATAATTTCCACCTATTTTATTGAATACTCTAATATCCACAACATTTACAACTCCAGCAACGTTACCTATTTCTCTTTTTAAATCACCAACCAACAATGGATCACCCATTTTTCTTTTGGCAACGTCAAAAAATGATATTACTTGATTAATGGCAGATTTTATAATATCAGTTGAATTTTCATTTTTATTAACCACCAAATCAATTTCTAATGACATATCTATTACTTCGCCACTTTGTATATCTATATAATCATTTAACATTCTGTAATTGGCTAAATAATTTAAAACATTATCTTTTAATGTGGTTGAAACAGTGTCGATTAAATTACCATTTTCATCATATGATAATAATTTAACTCTAACTTTATTGTCTTCTTCCATTACATTAACTTTCGCTGGAGCTCCATAAGTTGATGGCATTGTTTCGATTAATGATTTATAATCATTTAATGTTACAGCTCTATTTTGCGCAGCAAAATTATATGCTATCATATTTCTTATTTCTTCAATTGTTGGAGCATCAGATCCGCCAATTGCCGGCGTAACGTTTGTCACCCTCATTGACTGATTCACTTGACTATTTATCGACGCATTTGGGCCGTTTATTGCAAAATCATATGAATCCATGGTTGTTATAACATTAATCCCAATATTTGTATCTTTACCACCACCAATTCTATATTTGACAAATAATGTTGTGTTTGATTTTGGAATTGCCCCTAATGACATATTATTTAAGAATGTTGCAATATTAACTTTCATTGTTCCATTCATATAGTTATCCAAATTATCCATCGGATCAACATTGCCAGAACCAAAAGTTAATAAGAAATATCCTTCAGGCATATATTCTGTACAAAACTTATTATCAACCTTAACATAATCGCCGGCTTTAAAATTATCACTATCAGATGCTGCCGTCGGATTTTGAATAAAAACTTTATCTTCGATTAATGATTTAACTTCATACCATTTATTTGGTGAAGACATAAATTCATCTGATGTTGGATTTGCTCCATAACTCGTGCCATCTTTATGTATAACTGCTGTAACTCCTAAAACATTCTTTTCTGGAAGATATACTTTTAAAAATGGCTTTTGGTCTACATCTGTAATAACTTTTCGATATATTCTTGTAACTCCATTAACAACAGCTTCTCTTTTTGTTATTGTATAGGATACTAGTTTTTTATTAGTATTAAAGTTTGGTATCTTTAATCTATTAGATTCTCCTTTACTATTAAAAGGACTTGAAAAATCCACATCTTCAAGAATTTCAAAAACCTGTCCACCGCCCGAAACTTGAGATCCTGCTTTTAATATTCCTTCGTATCTTTCATCATCTTTATCCCCATTAACCGGAACATTTATACTAAAATCACATAAAGCAACAGATGGCCTAAGACCTGGTAATTTGATACCGTATGTTTTAGCAATAAAAAATAATGATTGTCTTTGTTGAGCAAAGTCCAACATTGTTTCTTGCCATACTCTATCAATATGGAAATGTAAGTTATCGGCTACTGCCGCGTTTAAATCCAATAAAACCGAATATATTGACGCATCGTTAAAATTTGAGATCAGATCGGGATAATATTGCTGTGTCAATTTAACCAAGTCATCTCTAAGACTTGCAAAATCCCTTTGTGCGTATGAAATTTGTTTTCCCATTTTTTTATTTATTATCTATAATATGATTCATATACATCGCTTGTTAGTCCGTAATCTATTAAAACTAAAGCCATTCCGCCCGTTCTTTTTACTAATCCCCATGAACTTACTCTTCCTAAATCGCCGGGATTGGTATCGGAATCGAGCACGAACTCTAAAAGATGTTGAACATAATCATTATTATCCAATTGTTCTTTGATTTCTGGTTCTATAGAAAAATACGATGGCTTTCCATTATTCTCTTGATATCTATTTCTTAAATAATAATGCATTTTATCGAGATCGACTCCCCATAATCTTTTAAAATCCGACTTTTTAGATCTGAAGGCTAATTCCATTTCTACCCATAAACTATCGTCTCTATCATAATCAAAAATACGAGCCATAATATCACCATAGTAATTATCTCCAGACCAATTTATTTCAACTTCATTTTGAGCAATACCTTTTTTATTTTTAGCAAGCTTTAAAACTTTATCAGTATCTACACGATATACGACTCTTGATGATCCCCTGCCAATCGGTTTACCTAAATATGTCTCAGCATATCTTAATTTTGCAGCATAACCTCTTATGTTTTTAAAATTAAATATATCAAAATCAACTGGATAATCCTCAGTTAATTCGGTTTCATCAAATCCTTCAAACATATCTCTTTCAATTGATTCAGTTATAATATCATATAATTTTATTCTGCCCATTAAATGTTTATTATTATAAAATCTGATGTTGAAAATGTTCCATTATTAACCGTATAATCTATTTTAACTCTTGCTGTATATGGTTTTGCAGCATTATCTGCCGTTCTAAATAATCTTTCGTCATCTTCTTCTTTAGGAGAAGGAGGTGTTTCTGGATCATCTTCAGCCGCCATAATCTTTATAGAATTTATATCTAGATTCGGTATATATTTTCTTACCCCTTCTCTTATTTCGTCCTCTATATGATTAAATGATACCACGTCATTTTGTTCAAAAATATATTCATATAATCTAGTTCCAAAATCAGGTAAAAAATATCTACTACCTTTTCTTGTTAATAACAAATGTATAAGGTCAGCTCTAACTTCTCTTTCAGGAGTGGAAGTCATTTGAACATAATTTCCAATTTGACTATCTCTAAATGGATAATCTATACCGTATGTTGCCATCTATTTCTTAATATGTTTATCTGTAACCCCCCCATCGATTTCTGAATTCATTTTCGATGTCATTAACCTTATCTTTATGGGGGTTTAGATCTAATTTTTTATTATTGATATCAATTAAATTATTAATATATATGTGAAATTTATTTTTATCCTCAATTATTGATCTGTTTGCTGGTGTTATATCAGCATATCCATAATCTTTAGTTGGATTGATCTCGTCCCTACCTCTTTTGGCCTTATTAAATCCGAAAAGCCTTTTATCCTTACCAAACCTCCTATCATGTCCAAAATCGGCTGTTGGTTTTACAAGAAAATCTTTTATCATAGATTGAAGAACAGGTTCATCGATCATATCTTTCTCTAAATCTCCCTTTAATAATATATCATGTAATTGATCTGTTTTCTTTTTATCATAGTGTTGAAGTCCATTTTTAGGCGTTTCTATCATTTCAGGTTCGGTCATTTTTGTTGATGTATCCGAAGAGGCACTAGGCCCTAATGTTAAATCGTCATTAAAATCAGAAGGTTCAATTAATTCACCATTCTCATCATACTGCGGATCAGTCTCATCCTCATCATCTTCCATGTTTTTCTCATAGTACTCAGGATCATATAGATAGTCGTCATTATCGTCGGCGAATAACTCGTTTAGTTTTTTTATCCTATTGATTTCTTCGTTTAATGTTCTTTTTTTCATAAAATGATACCATATTTCATAAATATAATGAAATAAAAAAATCGCAATGAGTAGCGTCATTGCGATTAAATATCAGAAATAAATTTATAAATTATCTTAGTTACATTTGCTACTGCCGCAAGCTTGACACATTAGACATCCTTCTACGAAGTGAAGATTTTCACTTCCACATTCATGACATTTACCTTTAGCTTTCTGTCCGTCTTTAACATATTTTTTTATTACTCGAACTACACCGTTTTTCCATGTATTGATGTGATCTTCTCTAAAGTTTAGAGATTCAACCAACTCATATACATAAACCATTGGCATTTTATGTCTCAAAACTCCCGATACCAATTTAGCATAATTCCAAAATTCGGGATTAAATGCTTGATTTAAACCCTCATGAACTTGTTTAATTCCGTTAGAATCAACATATTCAATGTCATATCTTTTACTTTTCTTTTTAATTGGTAATCCAAGCTCATCGGTCGAATCTATTTCTATAATGTTTTTTACGACTTCACATTCCTTTATGGTTGGTGATAACGTACTCAATCCATTTTCTAATTTACCTGTAAAGATCTCATATGGCCTTCCATCTTTCAATCCGACCACAGCTATCCATTTTTCTGAACTATTATAGAAACGATGAATTTCTCCTTTTAATCTTTTTGGACGTTTAGGAACATGTATCTCCTCTGGCTCTTTTTTCTCCGTATTATTCAATAGGACACCGCTACGACTACCATCTCTATAGACAGTCATTCCCTTACACCCCGACTTCCAACCTGTCTCATAGACCTTAGAAACGAGTTCCTCGGTCACATCTGCTGGCAAGTTAACAGTCACACTAATACTATGATCAACATGTTTTTGTATCTTTCCCTGCATCTCAACTTTCTTAACCCAATCCACATCATTAGAGGTTGCTTTATAATATGGCGATCTTTTTACAATATCATTAAGGTCATCATCTTTTAATAATCTCACAGCATTAATATTATACCCATGAACTTCAAGCCACATTTCAAATTTATGATGAAATACAGGATATTCCTGCCATGAAATTCCCTCTGTATCTATAAAATCAACACGAGCATCTTTCTCTTGTGGATTAATCTTTCTGCGTCTCATATAATATGGGGCAAAACACGGTTCAATTCCTGATGTGGTTTGTGTCATAAGACTGGCTGTTCCTGTTGGAGCAATAGTAAGTAAAGCAATATTTCTACGGCCAGACTTAATCATTTCAGCATATAAAAAAGGATCTTCACATTTAATACGGAGAATAAATGGATTATTCTCTTCACGCTTTGCATCATATATTGGAAATGACCCTCGTTCTTTAGCCAATTTAACTGATGAATAATATGCTCCCAATTTAAGGGTCTTATGAATTTTAATACTAAACTCTGTTGCTTCATCTGTACCATATCTTAATCCAAGTGCAGCTAACATATCACCTTCTCCTGTAACCCCAAGACCCGTTCTACGACCTCTAATTGTTTTATCTTTGATTCTCATCCAAAGTTCTCTTTCGACTCTTTTTAAATGTTCTTCTTCTGGATCAGATTCTATTTTATCTAATATTGCATCAATTTTTTCAATTTCCAAATCAATGATATCATCCATATATCTTTGAGCTTTAGCTGCATCTTGCTCAAATAACACCCAATCGAAACCAGCATCTTCTATAAATGGATTATCCACATATCCAAATAAATTCAAACACAATAATCTACAACTATCGTCAGCACAAAGAGGTATTTCTCCACAGGGATTAGTTGAGATAGTGATAAATCCCAAATCAGCATAACAATCAGGAATACTCTCACGAATAACCTGATCCCAGAAAAGCACTCCCGGCTCGGCTGATTTCCAAGCATTATAAATAATTTTCTTCCATAGTTTTTGAGCGTCAATCTCTTTTCCATATTTAGATTTACCTTCTATTGGGTATTTTTGCATATACTTTTCACCCATCAACGCCGCCATCATAAAATCATCATGTACCTTAACCGAAATATTTGCTCCAGTTACCTTACCCTGAATCAATTTAGCGTCGATAAATGCTTCTGCATCAGGATGACGTATGGATATACTTTCCATCAATGCTCCTCTTCGTCCATCCTGAGCAACTTCATTTGTACTATGAGAAAATCTTTCCATAAATGGAACCACACCTGTTGACGTGATAGCACTATTTTTTACCGGACTGCCAAATGGACGAACAAATGAGATATCTGTTCCCACGCCTCCGCGTCTTTTCTCCAATTGCACCAATTCTTGATCTAGTTTCATTATACCACCATAACTATCAGATTCTCCTTCATTTCCAATAACAAAACAATTGGAAAGACTAACTATTTGAAAATCATTTCCAATTCCCGACATTGGAGATCCTTGTGGAACTATTCTATTAAAACCTTTAAGTGATTCGTAAATTTCCTCTACAGGAATAGGATGTTTGTATTTTGATTCGATTCTTGCTAATTCTCTAGCAATCCTCCAATGCATATCATCGGGGGTAAGTTCATAATAATTTTTATCATCTTTTAAGCAATATTTTTTAGCCCAAACATCGGCGGCTAATTCATCTCCATTAAAATATTCTGAGGCCGCTTTTATTACCTCTTGTTTTGTATAGGTTTTAAGTATAGTTTCTATCATAGGATTAATGCATTTACTCTATTTTATTTTTTCCGTTGCGTAATTCCTATGTTGTTCACCCAGTATTTACCTCCATTTCTTCAACCTTATGTTTTCTTTGGTTGGCTAATTCTTTTAATCTTTGACGAGCCTTTTCCTCTTGTGTTAATTCTGGCTCAAGAGATGCTTTCCATGGCACATCATTCAGATCATCTGATCCCGTCCATTCCGGAGTACCTTCTGGCACTGGATCATCTCCCTTAATTAATTCTTCAGATTTTTCCTCAAGAATCTCATCTACAAGTTCAATTGCTCCAATTTCATCAACCACTTCATGTTCTTGATTAATTTTAATTATTTTTGATTCTAATATTTTTTCTACCTGAGCTTCAAGTTTACGCTCATCCTTCTCTGCCGCTGCTTTATAAACAGTAGATGCTCTTTCTCTCTTTCTTTCAGCTACTTCTTCTTCATGACCAAGAAGAGTAACTTGTGTATCTGTATCAATATCAAGATATTCGTTATTAAATTTACAATTTGTGAATACCACACCGTCTTTACCGATACGAGATTTAAGTAACGTAATCGTGGCTAAATTCTGTTCTTTTTGTTCAAGAGTCTTACCTGCTGATATTACCACATGTCCAATTTGTGCTTTCTTAATTGATCCGCCTATCTGGTCGGTTGTTACAACTTCAGATGATAAACTTTCACGATTACCTTGCGTTGCTACCCATATGGCAATATTAAACTCATCTTTCATTGCTTCAAGACTCCTCATAATTGCTCCTTCGCCTTTCCATTCTTCACCATCGATGGATCTTTCACTCGCAATACAATCAATATAGTCAATAATTAACATATCAATATGTTGCCCCTCTGATCCTAATTTTCTTATTATTGATCTTATATCATTAACCGAAACCCCGGTTGGCGGCAGCTTTACAAGTTTAAGAAAATTTTTTGTTGTTCTTTTTTCTGCAACAATTTGAACCACTTCATCTTTATGATCTCTTTGTTCTGTATCTGAATATTTTGTCCAGCATGTATAATGTTTCCTTCGAATATCGTTTTCATTATCCTCAAAGAATATATGTAAAACATTTCCACCGACATTATATGCCGTATTAGCCACTTTAGTAAGCCAGGTGGTCTTTCCCACTCCTAACGGGGCGATAAATAAACCAACTTCACATCTAGCAAGCCCGCCTTTAAGAAGATTATCGATTCCCACAACTCCTGTTGGAAATGGAACTCTATTATCGTCTTCCAGTGATTCTCGAACATTTTCGAATATATCTATTACAGAATCGGTTGTTGAACCTACTAGTAACGCTTTTTGAACAATTTCTTCAATTTTATGATATTCTTCAAAATCGCCATTATTCATAATCTCTTCAACTTCCTTCAGGGATTTTTTCAAAACCTGCTGTTTACAGAAATTTAATGATGTTTCCTTGACAAACCCAGCATTTGGGAGATCAAGGTCTCTAATTGTGTGTAAAGTATCGATATGCACCTTACTGGAAATATCCCTGTTTTCTTTCATTATCTTCTGCTCAAGTGTTGTATAATCAGGAATTACGCCATAGGAGGTATACAACTCCTTGATATTCTCCATAAGATATTTGAAGTAGGGCCCATCAAAATACTTACTATCTATAGAATCTATTATTATTATTGAAAATTTCTTATCTTCAATGAGTGTTTTAAGTAGTTGCTGTTGAAATCCTGTTCCTAAATAACCAAAATTTTTATCATTCATATTCTTTTTTCTTTTTACTTTTTTAGCTCATATTGTAGATAATTAGTGGTCAAGACTTCAGACGATAATACATTTGTTAAACTTAATAATATCTGTCTGACTTTTGGTCTAATGTCCACCGCATACCTTGCTTTGGGGTGATAAATATGAGCGGGAAAGATCCTAGAAATAAATACATCTTCCCCTAGCTTTATTCTTAATAAAAAGTATTCTTCTTTTGTGTTTATACGATCCTCGGCTTTCTGTGCATCCGTAATAAATTCCGTATTCTCACTCATTAAATCCAATGTTTTATTTTTCAAATCTATCGAAATTTCTCTACAAATTTCTTTTATGCACTCATATAAATTTACCGAATATCTTGCATTTGGGTTATAATGTGGAACATTAAAATATCTCTGAATAACTATATTTTTTTCTAGCGTTAAGAGAAACTCGAATTTAGTAATATCTTGACTCTGCATATTTTTATCTTTTAAAATTTAATCGTTTATTTTTTTCTTTTCTAGTTAATCTGAGGAATGGATTCAAAAATTTAATCCACGCATCATCTGACTTTGGAAGAACATTAAATAACCCATCTTCCATCATCATTTTCATTGTGTTTTTATATGACCTCCCTTCAGGATCAAGATTTTCATTTATTAAAGAGTTTATACCTTCCTTTGCCTCATCTGTTAATATTGGATTATCTAAACTCACAATACTACTATTAATCTGGTAAAATTCTTCACCGAATACACCATATTTAGTAACCCCAGTTAATAAATTTTGTATAATTTTATCTTCCTTATCCTGTTCGAAAAGGAAATTGGCTTTATGTTTTACATAATCTAATGTAAGGGGTTGAGTTACAATTTCAGGAAATAAAACCAGAAGTCTTTTAATTCCAAGACTTCTGATACCTGCTATATTGTCAGAATAGTCGCCACACAACATTTTTACCAGCTTAATGTTCTCAATTAGAACTTCTTCATGATCATAGACAAAACTGTCTTTTGGTTTATAAAGTTTTCTATGAGATGGGTTATATAATTGCGTATCTTTTGAAACAAGTTGAGTTAAATCTCCGTCTGAAGAAAAAATTATTTTCTTTTCATGTGGGGAATTTTGAACATAATATGCTATACAATCATCCGATTCACAATATGCATACTCTCCTTGCCTCACATAAACTTCTTCGAGATATTGTTTTATCCTACTTCTTTGATAATTGTAAGAACTTTCTTCCTCTTCAGATTTAAGTCTAGATTTTCTGTTTTCCTTGTAATGATGATATATTTTTTTCCTTGATAGTGAGCTATCTTCTCCATCCCAAAAAACCGCAATTTTTTCTAAATGATAGTTCTCAAATGATATTCTGAGCGTATTAAGAAAATGAAATATTCCCCCAATATGATTTCCTTTATAAAAGAAATTTTTGGCGCCGTAAAAGCCAATGGTTAATAAATTATCACCATCAACAAGCAAAGTGGTCATTCATCTTTATTATTCGTGAATATTTCTAGAAATTGTATGATATTCCTAAAAGAACAAAAGGATTTTTTGTTGTGGCATTATATCCACCTCCAATATCTATAAACTTTAAAGCACTAAATGTTCCTGCAAAAGATACTGAAGCGGGAGACGTTTCTGTTGGTATGGCAGTAAATAATATCAATAAATTAAATCCATAATTATTATATGGAGTACCATTATTGTCAACATAATGTTGATAACCAAGCCCTACTCCTGCTGATGTAAATGACGAAGATGCCCAATCCTTTGTTGTTCTATCATAAACTAATTGAGTTGCAGAAATTTCAATTGCCGGCCTAAATAACCATACTGATGAACCTGTTGCAACCGCTTTCAAAGGATTCGCTGCCAAACGGTTTTCAAATTGTTGATGGGTAACAGGACGAAGAAATCCATCCCACGCACTTTGCGAAAATCCCGAAATTGTTATGGCTACGAAAGCCATTAAAATTAATAATTTTTTCATGTTTTTTATTTATTTATTTATTTATTTATTTATGTAATTATTCTTCAGCCTCTTCCATTTCAATATCTTCCATTTCAACTTTTGCATCTTCTATATCGGTAATATTAACACCAAGACGCTCACTAATATATTCCCCAGCTAGTTTTTTATAATCTTCGATGGATTTCTTTTCATCAGCCTCGCTTCTAGCTTTCATAAAATCATGCGTGGTGACCAAAATCTTACCATCTTCATAACCTAATCCGTTGATATGGTTTTTCATAACACTAACTTTAGTTCTAGTTGCAATTTTAACCTTTCTACTGTTTTTTGCTATTGAAATTTTAGTTATTCCCGCATTTTTTTGATTTCCAAATAAAAAAACTAATGTTGAATTCAGCCAGATAGATTCTCCTCCCTTAGCTTTAATTCTCGGTTGAGCTTTTGGATTTCTACTTTCAGGTAATTCAACCCATGGCTGATTACAAATAACTAATGTATTAGTATATTTCTTATCGGATCTTCTTGATCCTGTAATTCTCTGATTTAATCCCATCCCTATTTTATCTGCTAACACAGCAGCATTATGTTGTTTACCACCTTTACCTTCATAGGTCATTTTGCATGGTATAGATCCCACGGAATCCCATAAAAAACATAAATCATAGTCTACCTCACCCTTGTCTTGTGCATCAAGTATAGTGTTAATATAATCTGTAATTTGTTCAATATAATCAAAATGATTATTAAAAAGAAAAAACCCACTCCATTCACTTTCACCATTTTTTTCATCTATCTTTTGTTCACATACAAGCCCCATAAGTTTTGCATGAAAAAACGTCCATTTCTGTTCTGTTATAACAAAAACCGGTAATATACCCTTTTTCTGGGCATCAACCGCTGTTTTAATTAATGCCGTTGTTTTTCCCGTGTCAGTATGACCTAAAAACATATTTAAATGTCCCATAGCGGGGCCGGGAATACCGCAAGCGTCCACGAAAGCGTCTCCTAAATCAAAATATCTATCGGGTTTAAATGAGGCTTCTTGTGAATATTTTTTTTGTATTGCCGAAAAATCCATTTTTTTAATTGCTGCCATATATTTGTGTTTTATTTGTTTTATTAAATTACTGGGAATCTTCCGATTCGATTAGGAATCGGAAGATTAACAGGCAATTTGCATGCTTAAAATGGCAAATCTGCGTCATCGTCAGGCGCCTCATCGGCCTGTGGATCTACAAGGGGTTCTGAACCACCTATTGTTTGTTCGCCAGACGATGCGGAAACAAATTTCTTGGCATTTGGATCCCATTTTGGGGTTTCTCCGTTTGCAACCATATCAAGATATTCTTCTGGTTTCTTAGAGTAAACATCCGACCACACTAAAGTATCATTAACCCATTTCTGTACCTGTTCTTCATCAGTACTTAACGGACTTGGATCTTCCTGAATTATTGAACTAATTTGTGTATATTCCTTACCTGCTCCTGATTTAGTTAAAGATAAAGAAAGAATTAAATCCCTACCTTTAGTAATATCGGTAATATCGCCTTTACTACGAAAGATGGGCCAAATTTTATCATAAATTCCTTCTCCCTTATAGTTAAATTTAAATCTCCAGAATTTTGGGCCATCTTGTTCATGATCTCTATCGATGACTTTTGTAATAAAATATTTGCGAGAACGATAGGATTTCGCCAATTCTTTGTCTGATTCAACACCTGTGGCGTCAAGGCTATCCTTAACTTCATTTAAAGGAGATCGTTTATTTTCCTGTGCCGGGTCATATAATTTAACCCATTTTCCATCAACCTGTACCTCATGGAACTTCACCTCAACAAATGGAGATGATCCATCTTTTGTGGGTAAAATACGTATCCGTCTTTCTTCACCAGTAGAACCTTTCGGTAATACGGTGGTAAAATACTTTTTCATTCGTTCCTCTTGAGAGGCAAATTTACTGCCGCTTGCGGCGTTTTTGTTTTTTTCATACTGTGCTTGTACAGCTTCAAATGTTCCCATAGTTTAATTAATTTAGTTTAATTTATAATTATTAATAATCAAAATATACATAAAAAAAATTTGATTTCAAAATAATGTTGTGTTATTTCTAACTTTATTTTTTTTGAAAATATAGATAAAAAAAGTCTGATTTCAAAATCAGACCCTCTTTTTTATCAAAAAATTATTATTTACATGGTATTATTATCTATATTCGGGTTAAATGATTTCATTACATCATATTTACCGTAATTTTCAACATCACCTTTAGTTAATACGTATTCATTTTTACCCGATTTTTCCATCTCGCCTCTCTTTTCTGCAAAAAAATCATCTGGCTTTTTGTTAAATGGATATGAATCTAATGATCTCATCTCAAGTTTTTCTATTGGCGTTTTTGGTTTAACTTTTTCGATTTCAGCTCCTAATTGATCAATTTTAGATAAAACACTATCCATTTCGCCTAATTTGCTTTCCAAATCATTTAACTTTGTAAAAACATCATCCATTTTTTGAGTTATCCCCATTTCAGCTTTTGGAGCATCTTCAAGTTGCTTTTTAATACTTTTTGTCATATTAACTAAATCTGTAACATCAAGTTCTTCGGTTTCGTCATCAATAGTAGCATCTTTTGCAACTTCTGGCGGAGTTTCTTCTTCACCTGGCGGTGGGGGTAATTCACCTTCTTTTCCTGCTGGCGGTGGTGGGGCTCCTGCTTCTCCTGCTGGCGGCGGTAATGGAGCTTCCCCACCTGGGGGTAGTGGCGCTCCCGCTACTGGTAAAGGCGGCTCCTGTTCTGATATAAGCTTCTCTGTGTACTTATTTATCGCGTTAAAACGGATTAATTCTTCTTGTAAAGTTCCCATGTTTTTATATTTTAATCTTGTAATAATAACCTTCCGTCTTCAGTTATATATTTCTTATTAATTCGTTCAATTAGACCATCTTTTGTTCTAATTATATAGCATTCGCCAGTTTCTAGATCACAAACCGTTTCTTCTTTCCCATCTTCAGAGACATCCTTAATAACTGTTTTAGTTAAAAAATCATCTAATGCCTTGTCTGTATTATTCATATTTTTATTTTTATATAAATATCTAGCAATTTACTAATCTCATTCTGATAGTTTGAAATATACTACTTGGCCATCAGTTAATCCTAATTTTCTCATTAACGATTCAGATAATCCAATACCAGCTCCCGTAGACGTGGGTGGACCAATACTAACAGGCCCCACATATGTATGATTACTATTACTCATTTTTGTAATCACAATTTCAGATCGTGGAATTTGAGTATTTGGATTTAAAAATACTGTTTTATGAAAACGAGTAACAAGAGAATCTGGTGATACTCTATCTCGATTAAATTTGGTTACATAAAAATCTTGACTTTTACTTAATCCCTTAAGCTCACTCCATATTACTTGTCTAGGCGTATCAATACCTTCGGGTTTCAATAATGAAATTACACTCATAGTAGATCCGGATTCAATTGGATATTTTGGACCGTTCATAAGAACAGCGACCGCTCTTAGCCATTTATTATTTTCATTTAGCCATTTA